GTCAGCCAGCATTTTCTCTTGGGTGAGTGGGAACATGATGTCCCACACGACGTCCCCGGGGAGCCTCGGTTTATCCGTATCGGATGATAGTTCCGTGGGCATTACGTTGGCTCTGAGAGTTACCGTATACGCCGCGTCGGGTATCGGATATAAAAATAGTCGGGGTATCACCTCGGTGTCGGCTCCGCTGTCCGTGGTGTCGACGTAATACCATATGGGTCGGCTGACTTCAGCTGCGGTGCTGTTGAAACTCGGGAAGCCCAGCCCCTTGTATCCGGGTGCCTTGAAATCGGAAGAATAATGCGAACGAGCTCGGATTTCGTCCTCCGGTCCCGACATGGGACTCAAGGGTCCGTGGCCTACCAGTTCAGGTATTTTGTCAACGTCGATTACCTCTGTTCCAAGGTTGGCTGATTTCTGATCCTTGACGAAGTCCAGTGATATTTTTTGGGAAGCCCATCGGGGTCTCCTGCCGTCTATCGGGAGATAACATTCCCGATACGCTTGGTTTATAAATATCCCGAGTCGCGTTTGATCAACGGAAGGTAGGTCGGATGCACTGTCTGCCCCCAGCATGGAAGCCAGCTGATCCTGTAACGCTTTGTAAGTGATTGCGGCCATAGGTCTAAGCTAAACCGTTTGGCCCGTCCCGACTAGCGGTTGTCGGTCAAGCCGGCACCGGTTGTCTGGACTTGGCTTTTTTCTTCCGCTTGGGAGCCTTCTCGATCTTGGTTCCGATCATCTCGATCTCGGGCTCGGGCTCGATCTCGGGATCCAGCCATACGGAATAAAATATAGTGTGGCTGATCTTGCCTTGGGTGCGGAATATGTCGTCCGCTTCCTTTTGGCCTTTGGGTTCATAGGCGTAGTGCCGGATTTCCGGATCCCACAAGAAATTGTATCTCACTTGGGACATACCCTTGATTCGTATGTTGGGCGTGGTGCCCATTTGATTTCTCTTACCTATGATTATGATTTTCATGTCTTGTTATATAAACACCGAAGCCCTTCCCCGCATACGCAGGGAAAGGGCTTTTGGTGTGGTGGATGGGTTGTAGCAAATTATTGCGCCAACGACAATCCGGGTACTTGACGTACGCATTCGACAAGCTGAACGCCTGGGACGCGTCCTCGAGTGTCGTTGCGAGTAGCCATTCCGTACACGGACTGAACGCCAACAGCACTGAGGTGAGCCTCATTGCCGGAGTTGGCGAAGTCGTCGTAATGGAAGATTTGTTCTCCGAATACACTACCTTTAGCGTAGTACATAGCGTCCTTACCCATGGCTAAAGCATAACCGATAGGAGTTCCAACAGCGTTGGCTTGGACGAACGTAGCGCCCGCACTGAATGCGTGGTCGCCGTCAGCTTTGGCTTTGCCTCCGGCGGGGGCGAATCCGGCAGTTACGTCGGCGTTAAGTACGGCGGCAAGCGCGATAGTACCGAATGTGCCCGATATACTCGCGTCGGTGTATGAGTACAAACTATAGGTTCCGTCGGTGTCGATACCGAGGATGTGGTACGTACCGTCGTCGTCCAAGCCTGAGTCTACTCCACCGCCTCCGGGGATTTTTAAGAAAGCTCCACGGAAGTTGGCAGCGTAGTCGCCGTCAGTTCCGCCGATAGGTCCGACACCTGGTGCTGCAGCCGCTGTGACATCGCCATTCGCGTCCCATAGATGAAGCGTTGGAAGCAAGGGAGATCCTTGGCGTCCGCGAGCCGTATCGATGAGAACGTTGTGATTGGCGATTACGTTGTTGTCCCATTTTGCGTAGGAACCGCTGAACAACTTGTTGCTGTCACCGCGCGTATCGGCGTGGGTCATGGCTTCCAAGTAGTCGCTGTCACTGCGAAGAGGACGTAAGACGGCGTCGGGAGCGAAGAACAAGTATCCTGGGATTTCTTGATCCGCGTCGCCGCCCATTGACATGGCTTCACCGCCGTTGGCGATAAGAGCTTGCTTGGCCTCTTGAATGATGTCGGTGCTGATACCTTCGGAATAGAGGAGGTGACCGGTGGTGTTACCTGCGAGCTCGGTGCCTGTTCCATAACCGTCGATGACGTTGGATCCGGTTGTGCTGTTCAAGCAGCTTTGACGGAGGTTGTACTGGAGATGATCCTGTTCGGTGCGAGCCATCCATTCAGTCATGACTTCGGCCGATAGTTGGTCGATCGTCTTGCCTGTGAAGCGCATGAGCTTGAGAACTTGCGTCCAAGAGACTGCGTGACGAACGAGGTCCACTTCTACGGCGAATGTGCCGAAGTCGAGGTTGTCCGTGCTGTTCTTTAGGATGTCTTCCCCACGTACGCCTTGCCCACGGATGGGAGCTACTGTGGTGAATACTACTCGGTCGGAGCCTCCGGCGCTGAGATCGCGCTTTTCGACGATAGGTTTACCGCTTCCCTCGCCGCCGATGAACTTTGCGAACACGTTTTTTTCCCGGGCATCCCTCGTGACGAGTTCTGACCAGATTTTGGTACGTAGTTCGGCACTTTGTGCGGTTGTACCGGCGTAGGACGATATGGTGTTAGTTAGGTCTACACCGGCGGCAGTTAAACCGGCGCCAGCTGATATTGTTTTAGAAGCCATTGTATTATGAAGTTATGCGTATGTTATACGCTCTGAGTACGTTTAGATTTGTACTCCTTCAGTTACCTCTGAGGCTGCGGCCCTCCCGGGTTTCCCAACAGTTTGAATAAATCGTCGCTGGAAAGATTTGGAAGGCTGTTCGCAATCCCGTCGGTAGTCAAAGGAGCGTTAGCAGGTTGTGCCGTGGTACCCGTGGTCAGAACTTTGGCTTGCGTTCCCAGTTGCGGAGCGTGAAGCGGCGGGGCTTGCGGCGGTAAAGCCTGCTCTCCCTGCTGCGGAATCTTCGAACTGAATTCGCCTGCCAGTAATTCGGGCCATTTAGGTGAATCGAATATCGCGGCGTAGTCGGGATCTTGTTGAGCGTAGCGAACGTAATCGTCGAACTGCTTCCTAAGGACGCTGTCCTTGTTCTGCATATCGGGAAATTGTTCGTACACTCTGTCCCTACTCTCCATCGCTTTTGAACGATGGGTTTGGTGAGCTTGCGACCTATCGGATTCGACCCTTCGCTCTTTGCGATCTCTAACGCTTTGCAGCTGAAGTTCCTTGCGCATGATGTCGCGCTGAAAACTCAGCGCTTCAGTCGTCTCAAGGTCTTCGGCGGCTTGCGCTACCTTCGCTTCGAGTTCTGTAATCTCTCCCTGTAAGCCTAATGCTTGCTCTTCATAGCCTTGGTAAGGGTCGGGCTGTGTAGCCTCGGCAACCTGCGGCTGTAAGTTGTTGGACTGCGTGTCCGTCTGGTAAATGATTCGGGATGCATCCGCGAAATCTCCGGAGAAGCCCTCAGACCTATAAAGATCTATGACTTGCTGATCCAGTTCATTACGGGGACGAATCCGTCGTTTTGCCAGCCGATCCTCCTCGCTCTCACCTTCGACCTCGGGCTGTTGACCTTCGGCTATCGGCTCAAGTGGAGTTTCCACTGCTTCGGGGGCGGGTGCCTCCGATTCGGGGGCTACTTCTTGCGAAGGAGCCTCGGTTAGTCCTAATGCTTCGCGGAGGTCGTTCGTAGACGCGTCCTCGATGCTGGTTACGTTCTCTTGCGGGGATTCAACCACCGCTGTTTCGGTTTCCATGTACCGTAAAATACGGAACTATGGGAGCAAATGTAACCGGTTGTGAAAAAAAGTTACTTGCCCTTCGGAGAGTTTTGGTCTCCCGGCTTTTTCTTCTTGCCGTCCTTCATTAGCAATTCTGCCGCGCAACCTTCCAGTGCTTGACAGACCGTGGGCGAAGGACACTTGTCCACGGGGCAGTTGGCCTTAGGTAACAAGCCCTTTTTCGGGCTCTTTTTTTCGGTCATTATTTATTGCGTTCTTTCCACATCTTGTGGAGGGATAACGAAATGTGGATTAAAGTCAGAACGCCGCACGAGAATCCTAAGTAGGGGTTCATGTCGGTGAGCACGAAGGTGCCCCCGGTTCCTGTTACTGCGAAGAATGCGTCTTTCATTGTTTGGTTAGGTGCTTGCGGACGTGGTATTTAGTCCAGATTATTGGGATGAATATATAGAGGGCCGCCCCGATGCAGCATAACAGCATCGTGTGGTAGATCCCCTCTATGACCGTATCGAAGGTACTCTTCTGTTTTGCTAGTTGCTGTTTGACCAACCCGTTCACTCCGTCTTCCGTCAGAGCCTGTACGGCTTCCTGTACATGTCCGTTGTGTTGGGATTCCTTATATATCTGGCCCAAGGCCGCTCCCGCTAATCCACCCCCTACGGCTCCCGCAGGACCGCCAATACTGCCCACGCCAGCTCCGATTCCACCCCCGAGAGTCGGGGCGAAGGTCGAAAGGCCGCAGGAGCTGAGGCTTATGAGAAGAGTTAGTAAAAGAAATCGCATCAGAAAAAAGGGGGCCTAGGGAATAAACCCAAGGCCCCCTAGAATGAATGAGTTAACCTAACTCGAATCAACCGAGGGCTGTAGAGAAATCGGTGTACACGCCGAGCACGTTGTCCCCGATGTAGAGGGCGCCTACTTCGACGTCGGCTCCGGAGTTAGTTCCGCTATCGACGTCGGCAGACGAGGATGTGGCGTCGGTTTCCAAGAACTCGAACTTACTAGTTCCGGCGTTCCAGCCCATGAACTTGTTAGTGGAAGAGGACACCCCTTCTACGAGAATTCCAGAGTCAACAACTCCGGAACCTCCACTGGCCGTAAGGATCAAGGAGTCGGTGACTTCGAGGTTCGTGGTGCTGAGGGCGGTCGTAGTACCGTTGACAGTCAAGTCACCGCTGAGAACCAAGTCGGCAGCGCTGAGGTCTCCGCTGAAAGAAGCGGAGTTACCGTCGGCAGCGAGAGAACCGGATTGGGTTTCCAAGTCGGAGACGCTGGATTGAAGAGTGCTGTCAGCAGCGGCGCGGGACGAAGCTTCAGAGTCAACATTCGATTGGAGAGTCGAGTCAGCAGCGGCGCGTGAGCTGGCTTCAGCATCAACATTCGACTGAAGAGTCGAGTCAGCAGCGGCGCGTGAGCTGGCTTCAGTATCAACATTCGACTGAAGAGTGCTGTCGGCGCTAGAGCGAGAAGAAGCTTCCGAGTCAATGTTAGACTGAAGAGTGCTGTCGGCGCTAGAGCGAGAAGA